ATGTCAGAGGAACAACATAAATTAATAAAAACAGTAAATAATTTTTTACATTGGTATTTAGGTAAAGAATACACACCCAAAGATATCTTAGAATTAATCTTAACTATTGTAGCTATCGTTTTTGTAATATTTGGTTTTTTAAAAAACAAAACATACTATGAAGATGTGTCTCTAGAATTCTACTCTATAGATACGCAAGGAAAATATTTCCCTCAGAATATTTATGATGAAATAGCATTAGATGAAAGTCCCACAAAAATTGTTCTAGTTTCCCCTGCAAACGTGCCCATGAAAGTTGACATCATGAAATTTAAAGATATGAAAAACGATAGTGAACTTATATATAAATCTATGGGTTACTCTAAAACTATTGAGCCTGGTGATGCACTAAAAATTGCCTATACAGAAAGTGAAGGGATTCCTAATTATCAACTTCATATTTCAACAGAATATGGCGAAACAGATGTACCATTGATCTATAACGGAAGATACAACAATATAAATAAAACAAAAATAAAAGCTACTAGAAAAGTTATACCATATTTTTTAGACAAAATATTGAATTAACTATGTACCGCCCCTCATCGAGGGGCTTTTTTTAATATGATAGTACTTGACCTGGATAAATCAAGTTAGGATTTGATAATCCATTGCGCTGTGCCAGCGCTTGATACGTTGTGCCTAACTTAGATGCGATTGATGATAAATTATCGCCTGATCGAACAGTGTATGTTCTAGTAACATTTGCTATTCCGCTCACTTTTAGAACTTGTCCAGCATAGATCATATTCGGATTGCTTAGTCCATTTAACGAAGCAAGTGCTTGATACGTTGTTCCGTATTTTGCAGCAATCGAAGATAGTGTTTCTCCATATTGGACGATATGGGTTTGGATAGCAGCTGATGGTTTGTCTGGAACAGTTGTAGAATCTGGCAAGATTTCTACATTTGATTTTTCAATCCAAGATAAAATATTTGCAAGTAAAACTTTGTTGCCATTTATCTGTTGAACCTTGTAGCTTTCTCCTTTTACCCATTGTGGGATTGCTTCTCCAGTTGCCCAGTTTTTCGCTGAAAAATTCACTTTCACAGTGTCGCCCACTTTAATTTCTGATTTTGGCGTATCATTAGCTTCTTCCCCTGCATCCGTTGCTGGAGTATCTGTTGCTGGTTTATCTGAACCTGTATAACCATTGTCTGTAATGCCAGTTAAATCGATATTACCATCTAATCCACCAGCAATATAAGTTGAGGTAAATTGATAGATACCGATACCGTCCAGCGATGGAAAAATATTCCAGTTAGGAGTTAGCGTTACATTATAATCAGGATAAGCAGAGATCCATAGCGAATCTGGAAACTCTTTGATTACTTGCTGATAATAAGCATTAGCTAATAAAAACGGCTTTCCTGAATAAAGCATTGGAGTATAGCCTGCTGCTTTAATTCGCCGCATACCATAAAGAATGGCATCCGTATTAGCTTGCTTATTAGAAGATGCCCCACCCTCGAAATCAATCGCTACAATTGAACCTTTAGGCGTTTGAATCTTTGGCAAGAAATAATCCATCGTTTGTTTAGCAATTGCTGGGGAACCCCACACATCCCACCAAATATAGGTATGCGCTCGTTTGCCTTGCGCAATTGCAGAAGCAACTTGCGTGGAGTAGGTCCATTGGTCATATAAACCAGCTCCGTTATAACCACCAATTTGTGCAATAGCAAATTTATCATGAGCGTACCCAAATCTTCCGTTCTCCCCTTGATAAATCGACCAATCCACACCCTGATCATTTTTTGCAGCAAACCCATTAATTGGCAATAAAAAAAGAGCCGTTAACAGGCTCATCGCAGTAATAGTAATTTTCTTCTTCATTTGTTTCCTCCTATTTTTTTAAATTATAAGCCGACACACCAGTGATAACGCCTAAAAATGTTGCTACTGCATTGATAGTGAGTACTGTCATATCTGTTCCATTCCATCCATAGGCTTTCCCTAACGTTGCTACTAACACAGAAGCAGCTGGTAATACTGTTAAAACTGCCCATTTAATGACTTGATAATACTTATCTGGTAAAACCATTTCTTCTCACCTCCTTTACAATTTAGTCAAGAAATAGCCAATGATTGTAATGCCTAAACCGATCATGTAACCCCACGACCATTTATTATTGGCTTTCATCTCTTTGATATCTTCTGCATTATTAAGCGCAATAGAATATGCCTGATCCGCTCTATCTTTTGCGCTTTCCGCTTTTTCGCGTAATGATTCGTAATTATCCAATTTCGTTTCAATACGCACTAAGCGTTCTACCACGTCTTGTATTGCTTCATCTTTCAAGCAACTAGCCTCCTTTCATTGCAAAATAAAAAACACCCTCAATTGAGCGTGTTGGTAGCAAAATTAAAATTTTATACAGGTTTTATTTCTGATATTTTCAAGGATAATAGTTGCGTATGAAATAGTTTACCTGCTGTATCTAATGCTACAGTAAACTCTACTTTGTCACCTGTAACTAAAGTATGGACGTACTGACCGGCTTGAGCTGTCATATAATTTAAAGCGGCACTACTACCTACGTTAGCAAAGTTGGTATCACTTCCATTTTTTCTAATTTTTACATAAGCGTATTTTATTGTATTATTTCCATGAAGTTTTACAGAGCCTTCAAACAACAAAACACAATTTCTAGTTGCTGTTAATGTGTTTCCATCAGAACTAATAGTATATGGTAAATCACTAGCAGTATGAGCAAAATCCGTAGCTATAAGAGCCCCTATAGGTAGTTTTGTGCCTGTTGGTACGTCTGATAAATCTGTACCTTCACCATAAACGGCAAATAGTGGCATTGATTTACGAATAGTATTGATACTAGACGTATTGGCCCCAATCTTTGTTGTGTTATCTAAAATGTTATTACTATTTGTAGAAACTCGTTTTTCTAAGGTATTAATAACCGTTAATAAGTTCGAGTTAACTTGTGCTACTTTCCCATCGGTATAATTGTTTGCTTTACCTGTGATTTCAGCAACCTTGATATCTGTAGCTAGGTTATTCTCAACATAGCTAGGTTCTATATCCCATACATAATCATATGGGTTATTAGAATCACGCATACCAGTACCACGATATTTATACTCACCAATATTCGGAGTTCGGATGTTGCCTTTTTCTAGTTTTATCCATTCTATTTTTACAGTACCTTTTGTTTCACTTGGAAACTGATATACAGCTAGAGTTCGTAGTGCGCCTGCGTCTATGCTAGCCTGTGTTACTGTGAACTCTCCTTGCCATGTATCTGTTAATCCTTCAACTGGATACAAATCAGCAGCTTTAATTGTACCGCCGTTTAGATATGCTATAAATCGCTGAATTGCTGGCTTGGTTGCTTTCATAGTTAACACATATTTCTGGTTAACTTTGTAGTCTTCTACATTGGCTTTTGAATAAACAGAGTATTCAGTTGTAGTAATAGGAAACTGAACATCTTTGTTTGCGATATTCTCACCCAAAGGCGCTTTACCTAGCCAGTAAGGGTCATCTAGTAAGTTGGGCTGGTATGGTGTAGCGTTTGTTCCTTGCTCAACTTTAATATTTTCGATTAAAACCGTTCCAACAAATGGTTCTGTTGATGTTGTATTAATTGTGAAGTACATTCTATCAAACTTTGATGGGTCTGTTGCAGCGCTAGAATTGGCTGTTGTATATATTCTAGTCTTCTGACCAACAGAAGCATCTTTAATAAATGCTTGAATCAATAACTTTTTCAAGTCCTCAGCCAGATCATCTACATTGCCCCAGATACTTTGAGAATAGTTTTTACCGTTGAATGGTGTCTCAATAAGCTGTTTCAATGCTGGTAAATTTAAAGTACTTGCAGATTTTCCGAAAGCAACTTTACGATAAGCATATTTCGCAACCTCTTTTAGATAGGATTCAAATGAAGTATGCAGCTCGTTGGATAACTTTCCAAGCTGATAAGTTATATCTAGCTGTAGTGCTTCAAGTCTAGTTACTTTCCCTGCTTTATACTGCTCATTTAATCGTTTCAATAATTCAGGGTCCTTCTCCGCTTGCTTAAAGTATTTTTCTGCATTACTACGGTAATCACTTAAATCTTCACGCATGAGGCGCTTTTTTGCCTCTTGTATAGAAATTTTGTTTTCTTTGGCATATTGTGCATAGAAAGCGCAAATCTCTTTCTGGAGGCTCTGACGGGCTTCTGTGTATATATATTGTAATTCATCAAAGAAGTCCAAATCCGTTTTATCCACGTAAGCCATGATTTCATCCATGCGTTTGATCCAGTATTCTTGGGAGTTCATTTAATCACTCCTCTTCACTTCCTAGAGGACGCCTCATTGAATTACTTACTTCAGTTTCTTCCTTAATACGATCAAGTTCGACATCTGGATCTACACCAGTTACCGTAGATAGAATCTCGAATAGCGTTTCATCAGATACCTGCCCCACTAGTTGACTTGCTAGAGATACTATTTCGCTATCCGATTTAGGAACATTAGCAGTAAAGATAATATTTGTATTATTGATTTCTTCATAAGCTGTAGATTCATTTCCTTTGATTTGCCAAATGTTAACTGCTAGCCTTAAACGTCTCATTAATCCTTTTTCAAATAATCGTTGTTGCATAACCCGTCTATTATCTGCTGCCATTAGTTTATACTTCATTGCTTCGCCAGATTGAATTCCACTAAAATTAGCATCCAATGTATCAGGAGTAAAAGTAAATCGTAGTATATCATTTACTAAACGTTGCTTATAGGTTTCTGATCCCGCTGTATCATATTCTTTGATTAGATACTTTGCATCTGGCGTTGAACCGTTTGGATTAGGATTATCATCCATAATCATTATACGCGCTCTTTTAAATGCTAAAGAGACGGCTAAGCGTGAATTAGGTACAATGTTTCCCTCTTCATCTAAGTCTTGTTTCTCCGTACCTGTATAAGGATTTCCAGTGATCATCAGAATAGCATCCATACTATCTTGCTGAAAATTAGCTAGTTCAGATTGTGATAAATCGTAAGCATCGATGGAATCTAAAACAGGTTCATATGCTCCAGTTCGTTCCTCGTTATTAGCATACTCATTCACAGGGACACCGTTAAAAGCATGATCTTCAAAATCTTCCAAATGTAGTCCTCGTTCTTCCTGATTATCATTTATATAGATATAAATCATGTCATCCGTATAAACATTGACAAACTCTTTTCTTTCTCCATCTCCATAATCAATTGAATAATAATAGACGCCAAACAACGAATTATTATCGGTTGTATCATCATAAACAAGAAAAGTCTTTTCAGGATCTAGCTTCACTAGCTTAACAAAAGCCTCGCCATTGTTAGATCCAACCGTCATAAGTTCATATGCTCGTCCATAAATGGATAAATCAGTCTTAATTAAAACATTATGATATGCTTCATTGTTCTGACTGATGAACGTATCAATCTGTCCTTGCAATTCTTCATTCTCGTTTTTATACTGAACGGGCTGTCCTAGCATGTATCCTTGTTCAAATATTGTAGTATAACGTGAAAAATCGCTGGCAATACGATTGTCTGCCGCAAACTCATCAGTCTTTGCTGGTCGATATTTAATACTATTGTCTGCTAAATAGTATCTTTTTAATTCTTTGAGTCTATGGAGTTGCTCAACGCGATGGCGATCAATAAATTTTTTTAATCTGTAAATCCATTGTTCACTCTCAAAATCTATCCCATCGAAATCTTCACGTGACATTCTGAATATAGCATTCGCATTTTTATGGTAGCGATGCTTACTTAAAAAAGTAATTTTGTCCTCCAATTTATTCCTCCCTTTCTAGCCAAAATAGAATTTGGCTGCATCCATTCGCTCCTCTAAACTTTGAGGATTGTGTATCTGAAGTGTTTCGGCAATACCAGTAATTGAATCTGGTGCATCGTCATGAGCATTTTTCCCCTCACGCTGGTACGTTGTCATAGCTTCATAGAATTCAGGCCAACGAAGTGCCCAATCTTCTGGATAATAAACATTGTTTTCAACCCAAGCACTATTTGCTAAAATTCGAGATTGTTTGTTTGCTGCCTGATGGAAATCCTCCCAATAAGCGGAATAGTACCCTAATTCTTTAGCTTTACGTTCAGAGTTACGCTTAAACCCACGTCCACCATTATTTCCCTCAACTCGTACATGATTTACTTTATTTCTGATAATCATGTTCGCATGAGAATTTTCAGTGATTTCCATTGATTCTTTGGTATATAAAACATCAATTAAATATGCTTTATGATCAGATGTTTCAGCCCACACAGGAGAAGATAGATAGTCTGCACCTTTATCAGCAGTATCTGTATAGTTCCAAATTTTAATTATGTTATCTGGCAACTTATCATATGTCTGAAACTTTTGATAAAGTCTTCCTTTTTGGTCAATTGGTTCCTGTTGGTAATTAGCATTTGCTATTGCTACCCCCATAGCAGCCCGTTTTTTCTTAAAGTCCTCATAGGATAAAATATCCGAGCATAACATTTCGCGTTTTTCTTCGTTGATTAATGCTTTTTTAATAACTACTCGTAATTTATAACCCATTCCAGGCATTTCAGAAATGATTCTGCCAGCTAAATCCTTTGAATGCCAACGAGTCATAATTACGACAATCTTGCCACCTTTTTCAACACGTGACAACATTTGTTTAGAAAACCAATCCCAATGCTTTTGCAACTCCATTTCATTCGTTGCCTCTTTGATACCCTTGATAACATCATCAACAATCAGCCAGTCAAAGCCTTTACCAGTAGCCGATCCCCCAGGCGATGTAGCTAGGTAGCTTAGTTTAGCGCCTTGCAAAGCCCAACGTTTAGCTGCGGTTGATCCGTGTTTGAGCCTTGCTCTAGGAAAAATATCAGTAAAAACTATTTGATCATCTGTCACACGTTCCTCTGCAATTGCATCACGCGCATCTTTCGAAAAGTCAATGGCCATATCCTCGTTATAAGATCCTGTGGCAAATCTTAGCTTTGGATTGCGGCCAAGCATCCATTCGACAAAACAGCCTGCCGTAGTGGATTTAGCATGTCTAGGAGGAAGGTTCAAAAGCATAATGTCATCATCAGAGGACACGAACTCTTCAAAGTCCTGGCAAAGCTCTTTCAGGTAATTTCGATTGCTCTTGTATAGATCTGGAATTCGTAATTGGCAATAAGAAAAGAAGTCATTACGTGCTTGACGTAACAACTTCTCTCGTTTTAATTGTTTCAGTTCTTTTAAGTAACGATACTTGGCAATTTTATCCATCTTCATCACTTGCCAACGACAATTCCTTTTCAAGCTCGGCAATACGATCCTCTAATTCAGAATCTGTTAATCCGTCCGCCTTTACGTTGACTGTTGACTGGATTTCATGAACATCTACCGCTTTGTATCCTGCGCGATCCAATAAATCTTTTGCTGCATTTATACGGTCGGCATCTTTCGATTTAGGATTATTGATAATGTCAGACAACACTTTCCGAGCATCTATAGCATCAAAGAAAAATTCACGTTTAAGCTCTTTTTCCAGTTGCTTTTCTCTTTTTTCAAGATATTCCAAAACTAAAGGATTTTTAAGGAGTTGATTTGCTTGAACATGAGCAGTTTTTTTGCTGTACCCAGCCTCTATAGCAGCCTTTGTTTGGTTCTTTTTTCTGTTCTTAAGATAATTATCAATAAAAAGCTTTTGTTGTTCTGTAGGGCCTCTTACATCCATCTAAATCACGCTCCTTTTTTGTACAAAAAAAGGCATCCATTAAAAGATACCTCCAATAAATTTATTAGGAATTCCCTAGTTCTCTTATTAAGAATTTCATCATGGTGCTTGTCAATTCAAATATAACTTCAATTTCTGTCTCTTCAACTGATGAGTCATGCTTCACAAACTCGTTTTGATAAACGCTATAATAATCAATCAAAAGCTTAATCATATTTCTTAACTGGGGAGAAACCTTTGCTGATTTTAAGTCTTTTAGAAGTGCATGATAGTCTTGGTTTTCAATTGATTTATTTACTCCTGAAAGATCTTTAATCAAAAGTTCCAAAGATAATCTTAAGTTGTCTAGCGAATTTCTATCATATTTTCTATCAATATATTGTTGCTCTGCATTTAGATATTCTTGCAAAGCCTTAGGGTACCCATCTAACCAATGTTTAGTTTCTTCTACTAAATCTTGATTCAAAATTGAATCTTCATTATTGTATTGTGGAAACTGTTGCTTCATTTTGTTTAAAACAGATTCAATTTCATCCAACGTTTTATAATTTTCAATTTTCGTTGAAAGAAATATTATAGTTTTGAATGCTTGGCTATCGTCTAAATTTAAAAGGTTCTTCTTTAAAAAATTTGACTTATTTTCAAATCTTGCCTGCTCTGTTAATTCAACAGAAAAATCTATAAAGATTTCAGACAAGTATTGTGATATTTGTGTCCCCGAAAAGCAATCGGCTAACTTAGGTGATAATATGTTTATGTAGTTTTTCAAAGTAGCTTACCTCTTTCAAAATATTTTTTTATTTACAAAATTAATATAATATATAAAAGAAGTTTAAACAATTCTAAAAAGACAGCACTAGGAAAGTTCGAAACGAGGAGGTTAACCTTATTTCAAAAAGTTGTGCTGTCTTTCATATTTTTTTGACACTAATAGAATATCATGCTGCTAACAATGTTTACATAGCTACAATGGCCTAACATTTAGTGAACATTGTAATTTTAGAATAAAGAGAGCTGTTCTTTGTACTTCTTGCTATTGTAAAAATCAATTTCGTTTTCTTTTTTCAATCGGTCAGCTTGTCTGTGTTCGTACTCATCTAAAAAGTTCAATGTCTTTCTGATTTCTGCATGTCGCTGTCTGACATACGATGAGCTGTATCCAACGAATTCAGCAATATCTTCTAAGCTCATTTGATCAACATATTTCATCTTAACAATTTGATTATCAATACCAGAAAAGCTATCTATCAGCAATAACATTTCTTCTTTTTGCTCGATCAACAATTCCAATTCTTTTTCTATCTTTTGAATATTTTCTTCTAAAGAAGCTGATCTAGAATTTTTTTCGATTCGGACGTCTGCTAAATCTCCATTGACCCATCGATTCAATTCAAGCTTACTTTTATTAAGATTCCACTTTAAGTAAAGAATCTGCTCATCAAGTTCTTGGTAATCTTTTAACCACTGAAATCTCACAAACGCCACCCCTTATATGATAAAATAGTATTGCGCTGCTATCTCGAAAGAGGTGGCTTTTTTTATTTTTTCTTAGCCGTTCCATTCTGGATTGCCTTTTGTTCCAAACGACGTTTTTTCTTCTTGATTTTCGATTTTGTTTTTTCCCATACAAACATCCTTTCTGGAATATATATCGTTCGATTTTTACTGTTTAACAAGAGATGGCCAAATTTTATTGTTCGCTTTGAATCATCTCTTTGAAAAAATTTTAGTATTTTTGTAAGACCCCCTAAATCAGCTTTTTTTATTTGATATAATATCTTCACAAGGTATTTTACTTGTAAATTAAATCGAGGTGATAATAATGGAAATTGAAAATTTTGAACAAAAAAAACAGATTTTATCAAATTTATTAATTGATGGTTTTGATAACGTAAACTATTCACATAAACTTTTATTTAAAAGCGAGCTAGATGATGAAAAAGAATTTGATAAGCAAAAAGACTTAATGTGCGCCTTAACGTATTTAAATCAGGCTCACGCCAGCTTCACAAATGCCTACACCTTTATTGCTCTTAACGATGAACTTCTTGGTGGTCGTCAAGAATTTGACAACATATTACATCAGTTCACTGAATTTAATACAGAATTCTTAAATAATGTACGAACCAACCACAGCCATCAATGGAGTGATATAGAATTTAAACGTTTAGTAGATTCCTTTGAAGCAGCAAGCGGTTTATTAAATGGCCACGAAAGAATTCAAGGTCTGATTAATGAGGCTAGAAAATAGACAATAATTGTTTCCCAGCCGACCTTACACGTCGGCTTTTTTGCTTTTTTTAACATTTCTAACTATTTAGCCGAGCAACTATTATTCGTTACGCGATATTCTTTTTTTATTTATCCCACTTGGTAAAAATCATTGGTTCCGGCATAATCTGATCATCCTTTAGCAACGCATCAGGATATTTTTTTCTTAGCTTCTTATTATTCGTATATGTTTTAAGCAACCATTGACTTGCTTCACTTTTGCTTTCACCGGAAAAATAAATTTTCCCTGTTTGGATGCCTGCAAGTTGAATCATCATTTCCACCTCAAATTAGATTTTTTTCTGCTAAATGGAGCAAAAGTAATCCGACATCAAGAATCTTTTGATCCATTATTTCAGCTACTTTGCTCGGCTTAACTCCTTGAGAAAAGAGCAAGCGTGCTTGCTCTATCTCTTCGTGAGTCCAAATAAATTTGGCTTCCTCAAGGATAATTACTGGATCAGTTGATCTCATTGTTCCTCTGGAAAAATGATGTCGTCCTTATGTTTGGACCAGCTATCTGCATATGGAGCAAAGTATTGTCTAGCTAGTTCGATTTGATCAATTAAAGCAGTCTCTGATAATTCATGATCTGCAGCAATTTCACTCATACTATCGCCTTCATCTAAACGGATAAGAACGTCTCGAATATTTACGGTGATATTTTCTGGTAGTTGTAATGTCGTTGCTGTTTTAATAAATTCGTCAATCGTTTCTTTCGATACTAAGATTGTTACATTTTCAACTTCTTCTACACCATCGCCGACATCAAGTGAAGTCTGCTCTTCTTTGAGCATTTCGATTGTTCCATCTGAATTCACCACGTATTCAATATTTGGTTTCTTCGTTTGCTTGTTTACTGGCACTGTGTATTCGATTGTTTCTGGTTGAATTACTACAGTCACTGTTGATCCAAGAAACTCAGTTAGATTTTCAGTGCTACCTCTCAGCGATCCATTGTTAACAACTAGTAATACTTCTGTGTTTCCATTAGATTTTGATGTCACTTTCTTCAATTCTGGTCTGAAATTTACTTGTTTTGTCATTTTATTTTCCTACTTTCTTTGCTATGATTTTTATTAGGGAGTTGACTAATGATGTTCAATAAAATTAAAAATTTTTTTACTAAACTTTTCAGAAAAATTCGCTACAAAATATTAGGGACCAAATTCTATGAAAAATTTTTTGATAAACAAACAGATTCAAAAAAAATGAAAAGGTTTCTCAAAAATATATCTGCTGGTAGATATACTGCTGAAATCAAAGCTGGTACAGTTTACGTACTTAATTATGATGATCCATCCGTCATTACCTTAGCGATTAAAAATAAATACGTTCGAAATGTTGAGTGGGCGGAAGGAAGTATGCTACCAGAATTGAAAATTTGGTATCCATCTGTAACCGTAGAAGGAGAAAACTTTTTACGTAATCAAACTTTTTTTAATAGACACCCTGTTCTTGAAAAACTTTTTATTGCAATAATGTCTTCGATTATTACTTTACTAATAGGATATTTCTCTAAATGATATATTTTTTGAAAGAAGCTTCATTACGCAGCTTCTTTTTTCTTCGTTCCGTTTGTCTTCTCCGCTGCTGCCTTGCTGATTCAAAGCAGTCCATTTCAATGAACTTATTGATCTTTGAATCGAATTTTGCAAACGTCACTGGAAAGCCGTATCGATGAGCAAACATCTTCATTTTCAACATGGAGATTGCATCTTGATATATGAATTTATTTGCTTTATCTATAGATCAAATCAACTATATGAAATTCATGGATTACTATGGAATTGGTTACGATTGTGAAGAATATATAAAAAAATTACTTGTGAACTATGTAACTTCTTCTATGTACCTTAATGTAATTTAAATGGAGGGTTCTTATGAAAATAGGAATGAGAAAACCAAGTATAAAAAAATCTATCAGCGGTAGAACCACCGGAAAAGCAAAAAGGAAAGTAAAAAAAGCAGTGATTCCTGGTTACGGTAAAAAAGGCTCCGGATGGATTAAAGACCCCAAAAAAGCTGCATATAATAAAGTTTATAAAAAGACTACGTCTAGCTTTTGGGACTTATTTAAATGAAAAAAGCCCGTGCTGTAACACGGACAATGGTACGATAAAAAAGCCATAGTCAATGGTAGAAAGGAATTGGATCTTGATGAATGGATGATTTTAAAAAAATAGTAACTAGTCCTATCTTTATTTTACCAGGATTAATAATCCCAATTGCCACCTATTTTATTAGCTTAAAAGTGGTATCAAAGAAAGATGAATACTTGATATATATTTATGTATCTATAGCTGTATTAATTATAATATTGATTTACTATGTTATCTTTAATTTGGAAAAAGCGAAAAGAATCAAAGAGTTAGAAAAAGAACTGGACGAAAGTAAAAAACTACTTGAAAAGGAGAAAGAATCAAAAAATGATAGCGATAATAAACTAAAAAAGTTACTTAAATTTAGTAAAGAGTCTATCCGTAGTGTCAGAAGATCTTGTGACATGATGAATTTGTCAATTGGTAAACTTAATACCTACAAAAACAGACACAATGAAGAAGATATAAAAAATATCATCGCTCGGTATGAAGACATTAGAATTGAAATTGATAATTTGGAGGGAAATTTAGATGAGTGAACAATATTTAAAAGAAGATGGATATTTTCGTATTATAAAAATAATTTCTAGTTCAGAAATCGTCATTAATGGAGGAACCATGGATGGCTTGAATGAAGACGATGATATAAATATTATTGTTCCAGGAGATATCATAACTGATCCTTACGACTACGATAAAAACCTTGGTAGTCTAGACCTTATAAAAGATACTCTTAAAATTAAAACTATTACCCCATACTATTCCGTTTGCCATAAAGTAAAGAAAAGAGTTATTAAACAAGGATATTTTTCCCAAAGCATAGCTGCTCTTTCATCGTCTAGCTTTGCCTCACTATCTGACAAAGTTGTTGAAGAAGAAGTTCCTTTGAATATCATAGAATCAGAAATAACGAACGGGTATCCTAAATTAGATGAAGAACGTATAGTAATCGGAGATTACGCTAGAAAAAGATTTTAATTCATTAGTTGTTTATTATAGTTCCAGAAACATCAGCAAAAGAAAATTTTCTTTGTAAACTAGCTTCCCTTTTCAAATTGTGTTTAATTATTAGATGCTAGTATAGAATAAACAGCCATAGCTTTTGCGATTCTCAAAGAAGTTTCAATATCTACGCATTTCCAATATTTTTTAGTCAGATTTAAATCAGAAAGTTTTAGCATACTAACACTTTCTTAAACTAAGCATATTATTAAACACGCCCCACCGTCCAAAGTAAGAGCGTGTTTAGTCCCAAGAACTACGGTAAAGTAGGTCTATTTGTTGTACCCTATTTTACCATCTCGAAATCCGCTGTACAACCGAACAAACGTACGAAAGGAAAGATAAAGATGGCAAAAAAAGAAATTGATAAACGAATTAAAAAGCACTTAACAAAAAAAGGCGAAGAAAAATATCAGTTTAGTCTGTACTTAGGAGTTGATCCGCTAACAGGAAAAAAAAGAAAAACAACGAGACGAGGTTTTAGTACGCCATTAGCCGCTGAGAGAGCTTTAAAAAGATTGGAGGCAGATATACAGGAAAAAGGGCTGCAAGCTTCTACAGCTCAAAAGAGCAAGAAATTCGAATATGTTTACGGATTATGGTTTGAAAATTATAAAAAGACAGTTAAAGAAAGCACTTGGTCCTCCACCAAACAAATTTTTGACACACACATCTTAAAAGTGTTTGGAGATAAGTTCATTGACAAAATAGACGTTTTTTTCTGTCAAGAAGCAGTAAACACTTGGTCCGATAGCCATCCTAAAATTTTTAAGAAAATAAAAAATTACACATCTAATGTTTTTGATTACGCTGCTTCTTTACAAATTATAACTAGCAATCCTATGAAATTAGTTTCTGTTCCACGCGGAGAAGCTCTAGATATCGAAGATAAAAATATCGAATTTTATACTAAAGAAGAATTAATCGAATTTTTAGAAGCAATAAGAAACGATGATGATGAAAGATATTTATTCTTTTCCCTATTGGCTTTTACAGGTATAAGAAAAGGAGAAGCTTTTGCACTGACCTGGTCGGATATTGATTTTAAGAGCAAAACACTCAATATTAATAAAACTGTAACAAGAGGTTATCAAGGGAGATTGATCGTAAATACTCCTAAATCAAAATCTGGAAAAAGAAAAATTTATCTGGACAATGATTTGATCAGTTTATTGAGAAAGTATTATACAAAAAACAAAACGATCGTTACAATCCAAAGCGAAAACTTAATTTTTCACCATGATGGTCTTCTCTATAACCCTACAGTTTCACGTTCGTGGCTTAATGTCATATATAAGCATCATCCAGAATTGACTAAAAGAATCACTACTCATGGTTTTCGACATACTCATGCCTCTCTCCTTTTTGAATCAGGAGCTTCTTTAAAAGATGTTCAGGAACGTTTAGGGCATGCAGACATTCAAACTACTTCAAATATTTACACTCATGTAACTGAAACTCAAAACAAAAAAGTCATCAATAATTTTGTAGCATTTATGAAGAACAGTACTCAGGGGGAGTCAAAAGGGGAGTCAAAAAACATTTTAGGCTAA